TAGCACAAAATGCTTTTACAAACTCATTGATACAATCAGTTAAAGGTGAAGAAGAGCCTAAAGAAGAAAAGGCTAGTTAATGTTAGGTGCATCTGCTCTATCTGAATACGCTCTATCGGATCAAAGTATTCTATTAGCAGGTGTATCCGAAATGAGCGGTATTTCCTCCAGTGCTAATGCAGCTATTGGTATTATGTCGGGTGTTATTACAGTTAGTAGTAATTTCGCTCAATCGGCAAATGCTATCTACATTAGTGCTGGTGCAAATGCAGAGTTAAGCACAAATACTACACTAACATCGTCTGGACTTAGAGCCAGATTAGGTGTATCTGAAATAGAGTCTGCATTTACAAAAACATCAAATGGTATTATGATAGGATCAGGTGTTGCCTCGAAAGACTTTAATTTTTCACAAGCGTCAGTTGGAGAATTACTGTTTGTGCAAATAAATGCAGGTGCAACTCCAGAGATTTACACAGCCATTACACCAAGTGGCACAGAGACATGGACAGAAATAACGCCAACTGGCACAGAGACATGGACAGACATAGATATAGAGTGAGGCAAATATGGCAAGTACATATACATCAAACACAGGTATAGAAAAGATAGGTTCTGGTGAACAAGCGGGAACCTGGGGAACAACGACCAACACAAACTTTGACATTATAGATGATGCATTGAATGGTGTTCTCACACTAACTATTTCTGGAAATACAACATTAACAACAGATGATGGAACTGTTTCAAATGGGCATCACAAGGTACTGTTGTTGACAGGAACACCCTCTGGTGCTTTTAATCTAACTATAGATCCTAACGATCAACAAAAATGGTATTTTATAAGTAATAACACTGGACAAACTGCTACTATAAAACAGGGCGGTGGTTCGGGGTCCACGGTTAGTATGGCAACAGGCACTTCAGCGATTGTGTATGCTGACGGAACAGGTTCAAATGCGAATGTAGGAAATATATCTACAGATGTTTTAGGTGATATATCTCCACAATTAGGAGGTAACTTAGATACGAATGGTAAGAACATAAACTTTGGTGATTCTGCAACAGCGGGAACAGATGACACACTACAGTTTGGTGCTTCTCAAGATTTAAAAATATATCATCATGCAACAAATGGTTCTTTTATAGTTGACAGTGGAACTGGGAACTTAAATATATCTGCTAGTCAAGTATCTTTATTAGGTGGTGCCGATGGTGCAGAAACCATGGCTACCTTTGCTGATGATGGTGCGGTAACTCTTTATCATAATGATAGTCCAAAGTTAGCGACATCTGCCACAGGTGCTTCTGTTACTGGAACATTAGCTGCAACAACGGCTGTTACGGCAACAACATCAATGACAACAGCAACAATGAATGCGACAACAGTTGATTTAGGTGACTACACAATTACTGAATCAGCGGGTACTTTAAGAATAGCTTATCAAGGAACAAACAAATTTAAATTAGATAGCAGTGGTAATTTAACTGTTACTGGAAATATTACAGCTTTTGGAACAATCTAATGGCGTTAACTGGTTCTGGAACAATAAGTCTTTCAGACATTCGGGATGAATTTAGTCCTGGGAGTAACACGCCTGTTTCTATGGGTGACTATTATCGTCAAGGAACCAAGATCAAAGCCAAGGCTGGAAACAATACTGCTACACATTTAGCTGCTAATGTTCCTACAAGTGGTGCTTTATCTCTTGATGATTACTATGGGGCAGGTATAGGTTTTCAATTTACCATAGCTTCTGACACAACCAATCAAAATGCATCAACTATATTTGGTGATGATTTCACTCTTGATTATCCTAAGCTTATAGTTGTTAACTCTGGCATTACTGTAGGAGCTACAACCACAAGCACTTATGCTATCAATGTTCCATCTGGTGGTACTGGAGATATTACTATAACAAATAATGGTAATATATATGGCAAAGGTGGAGCAGCTGGTGGTGGTACTGGTGGTGATTCTATATTTGTAGGTACTGCTTGTAATATAGTTAACAATGGTAACCTCAAATCTGGTGGTGGAGGCGGTGGTAACGGAGGCACTGGTGGTAATGGTGTTGTTGCTGCGAATGCTTCTTTAAATAATTTTGTAGATGAAGGTGGAACACCTTATGGTAGTGGAAACACACCTAATAATGATGCTCCTTCTTGGTTTGATGCAGGATCAACACCTGGATATGGTGGTAGTAATGATTTAAATGGTCAAGGTGTTGTCGGTGACAGAAAATGGTGTGGTGTAGATTTAAATGCTTTACAATCAGGTAGAGTTAATAATAGTTGGGGATTTTTTACCACTTCAAGTAATTTTAGAGGATCTCTTGCAAACAGAGGCCCCTTTTATTGTTCCTTTCAACTAGGTACAACTGGTACATATACTTTAACTAGTGCCACATTATCTTCAACATATGGTAGTGGTTATGGAAGTCCTCAAATAAATATAAGCACAAGTAATACATCTGCTAGTCAAGGACAAGGTGGTGGCACTTATACAGGTGGTCAAACCATGAACTTGAACGGGAATACCACTTATTACTTAGTCGGATATTTAAGTAATATTGGTGGTGGTACTAATTTATACTACAATAATTTTGATTTTAATTTCAGTCTTAATGTTAATACCTTAACATCTGGGGGATCTGGGGGATCTGGAGGAGCAGGAGCCAGTTATAATTCTGCTGCTGGTAGTGGTTCTTCTGGTGGTGCAGCGGGTGGCACTAACGCAGGTGCTGGGGGATCTGGAGGTAATGGTGGTGCACTAGGTCAAGCAGGTTCTAATGGGGTTAGTGGTGGCAATGGATCAGGAACCTCGATTACTTTTCCTTCAACAGCACCAACAAATGGCACATCAGCACAATCAGGAGGTGCTGCAGGTAACTATATTAATGGGATAAGTAATGTTACACTAACAAATAATGGAACAGTAGCAGGGAACACAGCCTAATGCCTATTACTAAATTAAAATTTAAACCAGGAATTGTTTCTGATATTACTGCTGAAAGTAATGAAGGTGGTTACGTTGATGGTGATAAGGTAAGATTTAGATTTGGTTTTCCAGAAAAGATTGGTGGTTGGACAAAATATACTACCAGTACTTTTGAAGGTTCTGCTAGACGTTTGCATAATTGGGTGACTTTAGATGGTGCAGACTTACTTGGCATAGGAACACAATTAAAATACTACATTGAAGAAGGTCAAGGATTTAATGATATCACACCTATTCGAGCAACAACAAGTGCAGGGGATGTCACTTTTTCAGCTACAAATGGTTCAACAACAATAACTGTTTCGGATCCAGCACATGGAGCAAATGAAAATGATTTTGTAACCTTTTCTGGTGCAGTTAGTTTAGGGGGCAATATTACTGCTGCCGTTCTTAATAAAGAATATAAAATTGTATCTGTTATAAGTTCTAATTCATATACAGTTACGTCTGCTATTGCAGCCAACTCTTCTGATACGGGTAATGGTGGTTCTAGTGTTGTTGGGGAATATCAGTTAAACACAGGTCTTGATGTGACCGTTGGTGGTACTGGTTGGGGTGCTGGACAGTGGAGTGGTACAACTAATGGTGCTTTATCCACAACTTTAAACGAAGCTTTAGATGCTTCTGAAACAGGTGTAGATGTTGTTGATGAGACAGGTATGACAACAGATGGGGATGTTATTTTAATTGATAACGAGTTAATGCTTATCACGGCTTCTGCTGACGATAACACAATAACAGTGACCCGTGGACATAGTGGCACGACTGCGGCAACACATGATAATGGATCATTGGTTCGATTGGCAGTTGGTAATACTTTACCAACAGATGACTTTGTAGGATGGGGCAGTTCTGCATCGATCACGGTTCCCGGTGCACAGATTAGATTGTGGTCACACGATAATTTTGGAGAAGATCTAATTCTTAATCCAAGAGATGGTGCTATTTATTATTGGGATAGAACAAATGGTTTGAGTGGGAGAGCCGTTTTATTAAACACGATTGCAGGTACAAAAACAAGTATACCACAAAGAGCCAAACAAGTTTTGGTATCTGACCAAGACAGGCACGTTATAGCTTTTGGTTGTGATAATTTAAACACAAGTCCTACGGGTGTAGATGGTGATGCAGTACAAGATCCATTGTTAATTAGATTTTCTTCACAAGAAAATCCTCTTGAGTGGTATCCTACAGCTACAAACACGGCTGGTGATTTAAGACTGGGAGGTGGATCTACTTTTGTTCAAGCCGTAGAAACAAAACAACAGTTACTTGTTTTTACGAATAAAACCTTACACGCCATGAAATTTATAGGTCCTCCATTTACTTTTGGTTTGCAAGAGCTATCAAAGAACATAACCATTATGAGTCCTTCTTCGGCTATTGCAGTAGAAGACGCAGTGTATTGGATGGGAGTTGACACTTTCTATGTGTATGGAGGCGGTCAAACTGTACAATTACCATGTACCGTGAAAGACAAAGTATTTTTAGATTTTAATTTTGAAGAGCGTGACAAGGTTCATGTGGGTGTTAACTCTGAGTTTAGTGAACTTCTGTGGTTTTATCCTTCATCCAGTAGTACAGAAATAGATAAGTATGTTGCTTATAATTACTCGGAAAAAGTTTGGTATTATGGTACAATGGCTCGTCAAGCATGGCTTGACAGAGGTATTAGAACATTACCAGTAGCAACAGGTGATCAATATTTATATAATCATGAAGTCGGATATGATGATGACGGATCAGCTATGACATCTTTTATCGAAACCGCACCAATAGATATTGGTGATGGTGACAAATATGTATTTTTAAGTGAAATTATGCCAGATATTACTTTCAACGGATCAACAAGCGTCAACCCAGATGTTGATTTTACAGTGAAAGCTAAGAATTTTTCTGGAGGTAACTTTCTACAAACACAATCTGGTAACACACAAAAAACAGCAACAAGTCCAGTTGAGCAGTTTACAGAAAAATTAAATTATAGACTACGAGGTAGATCTTTTGTTTTACGAATCGACTCAACTTCTTTGGGTACTAAATACAAGCTTGGTACACCAAGAGCGAGTTTAAGAGAGGATGGGAGACGATAATGTTAGTTAGTGCTATTCCTCAATATATCCAAGGTTTAACAAATGCAAAGCTCTTGTTAACGACAACGGATGCGACAGTGCTGTATACGGCACCTAGTGGAGCAGAATCTAATTCTTCTGTTATTAGTTCTATCATAATTCATGAACATAGTAATAATAGTGACACTGTAAGAGTATTTATAACAGATATTAATGGTAATGTTTTTGAAATGTTTGATAAAACTGTTGCGGGACAAGGAACAGTAGAGCTTTTAACAAGAGATTTAGTGCTTCAAGCTGGAGAATCAATATCCTTCCAGGCGGGAACGGCTAATAGGATTCACATTGTAGCTAGTATACAAGAGCTAATTAAGACTAGAATAACAACAAGTGCGATATCACAGATATAGGATTGAATAATCAACAATTAATTGGTATTATAAGCTATGGGTATATTTAGAAACATCACCAAAACATTAAAAAAAGCCGCACCCTTAATTGGTAGTGCTATCGGTATGTATTATGGTGGTTCTTTTGGAGCCGCTCTTGGATCGGGTATCGGGTCACTTGCATCGGGAAGAAGTGCAGAAGAAGCTTTAAAAAATGCCGCACTAACTGGTGCCGCCTCTTATGCAATGGGTGGTAAAGATTTTGGTAGAAACTTCGATTTTAATAAATATGGAACGTCTGGCTCGCCTCTACGGACCATGTTCCAAGGTGCAGATACATCAGTTTCTTCTGAAGGTATAAAAAAAGCAGGTGGTGAGAGTTTTTTAAGTAAGTTAATCCCAGAAAGTACAATAGGTAAAGTAGCATTAGCTGGTGGTATAGGAGCATTAGCTGGAGGACTTGGTGAAGAACAAATGACAGGTGGTTTCAAGACACCAGAATATGCTGTTGGTCAAACTAGATTGGGTACTGGACGAATTGGTAATAAACTGTATAATTTAGATGACCCAGATGAGCGTAGAAAATATTTTGAAGACAATAGAAAAAGACAGGGTGCCGAGGATATTGAATCAGAAGAAGAAAGAGAACGCTTTTCTAAAGGATTAGCCTTTATGAGTGGTGGCGAAGTAACAGGCCCTGGAACAGGGACCAGTGATTCAGTTCCTGCAAGATTATCAGACGGGGAATTTGTGGTAACAGCAAAGGCTGTCCGTGGTGCAGGTGGCGGGGACAGAGATGTCGGGGCTGCAAGAATGTATGACATGATGTCACAATTAGAAAGGGTTGCGTGATGGCAGATCCACAAGAAGTTAAACAAGAACAAATTGTA